CGCCAGCAGGCCCGTGCGTGACCACGCTGCCAAACAGCGGCGCAGGGTCGAGCCGCTGGCCTTCTCCGCTGTCGCTCGCAGGCTCCGCCAAGGCGTGCCCTCGCGCACGAACTGCCGGAGGGTGGCGAGCACACGAACCAAGGATGCAGGCGGGTGGCCGCGTCCGCGGGAGCGGCCTCCCTCGCAGCACTCCATTGCTGTCGCGATCAGCCCGAGGATCCTTCTGTCCACCTCTCCCTCCACGCCAAAGCTGCAGAGGTAGGGTGATGGTCAGCAGACCGCCGGAACGGGGTTCCTCAACTCAAGGTAGTAGTGGAAACAGCCTCTAAGAGGGCTCTTCCTGACGGCAAGCAAAGTCGTCAAGAGGTGCCTCGTTGCCTGTCAGAACTGCCCGTATCGAGCGGGCTTCTCTCACCGAAGCGGCGCTCTGCGCCTGGGTTAGCACAGCCGCTCCCGGCGACCGGCTCGCCTACCACCGCGGCTTCCTGGCTTGGGATCTCGCGCCAGATCTGAGTGTCCTCAGTAAGCCGCAGCGCGCGGCGCTGAACCGCGTCGCCAGCCGCGCCCGGCTGCTGTACGAGCAGGGCCGCGTCCACCTCGTGCAGCGCCGCGAGGGGCCAGGTGACTACACCTACCTGATGATCGCGTGGCGACAGCCCCGACCGCAGAGCACCAGTGTCCTCCTGCGGATGCTGACGGGCGCCGAGGCGGTGGCCGCATGAGGGACGCCGCCTCCGCCGCCGCGCAGTCCGACCCCACTCAGAACCGCTGGTTCAGCCGCCGCTGGCAGGACTGGGCGACGCTGTATCCCGTTCCGCAGCCCTCGATGCCTGAGCCCCCTGAGCCGAACGAGCCGCTTGAGGTGACCGGCCACGCCCTGCTGCTCGCCTGGCGCGAGGAGCGGGCCCGGCAGGGAGGTGCGCCATGAACGCACAACCCGAGTTCGAAGCGAACGTGGAGCACGCCTGGTCCACCCCCGGCAACCCACTCGATCGCCGCTTCACGGTGACGTTCTTCCGCAACTACGCGGCCACCGACAAGCGCGAGGAGCAGCACAGCGTCCGCTCACTGGCTGGCTGCGTCCAATCCGTCACCGCACCTCGCAAGGATCAGCTTCCCTGGCTCAAGCTGGCCATCTTCGGCGACATCCGCTCCGACAGGAATAGCCTGCGGCATGACGCCAATGTCCAGGCGATCAGCGGCATCGAGGCCGACTACGATGGCGGCGAGATGCCGTTCGAGGCAGCGGTAGAGATCGCCACCAAGGCCGATCTGCTCTGCCTCATCTACACATCGCCTTCCTATGCGCCGGGGAACTCGCGCTGGCGGGTACTGTGCCCGACGTCGCGGGAACTCCCGCCGGCGCAGAGGGACCACCTGCTGGGGCGCCTGAACGGCGCCTTCGGTGGCATCTTCTCCGTCGAGAGCTGGACCCTGTCCCAGGCCTACTACTTCGGCTCGGTAGAAAGGAACCCCGAGCACCGGGTGGAGCTCGTGGACGGCACGCCGATCAACCAGCTGGACGAACTCGACGAAACCTGGCGGGGTAAGCCCAATACCACTTCGGCCAGGGCCGCTGATGGCGCACCTCGCCAAGGGCCGCTCAATGAGGCCGCCCTGCTGGAGGAGATCCGGTCGGGTAAGGGCTATCACGCCGCCTCCGTTCGTCTGCTCGGCCGCTGGGCTCGCGATAGCGTCCCCTACATGGACGCGCGCCAGCGCCTCATGGATGTCATGCAGGAGGTAGACCCAGCCGCCCGCGACACTCGGTGGGAGATGTGCTTCGCCGACATCGATCGCTGCCTGCACGACATCTACGGCAAGGAGGCCGCGGCCAAGGATCGGGGAGAACGAGCCGCTGGATCCCCGCCCCGCTCGGGCGGTCCTGCGCCGACTGGTCCGGACGCAGATGGGCTGGTCACCGAGGACAGCGTCGCCGCCGCCTTTGCCCGTGAGCACGGGGAGACGCTCCGCTTCTGCCACCATGCGGGTCAGTGGCATCGCTGGGGCGGGGCTATCTGGCGACCTGAGGAAACCCGCCTCGCCTTCGACTGGGCGCGCGGCATGGCACGGGAACTGGCCGCCAGCTTCGGCGAGGACAAGGTCATCGTCACCGCCGGCAAGGCGGGGTTCGCCTCCGGCGTCGAGCGCTTCGCTCAGGCGGATCGCGCCTTTGCCCGCACCAGTGACACGTGGAACCGCGACCCCTGGCTGCTCGGCACGCCCGGCGGCACCGTCGACCTTCGGACCGGTGAGCTGCGCCCCGCCCGCCAGGACGACCACATCTCCCGCTCGGCGGCCGTCGCCCCTTCCCTGACCGCCGAATGCCCGCTCTGGGATGCCTTCCTGCTCCAAGCCGCAGGCGGGGATAAGGACCTCATCGGCTTCCTGCAGCGCTGGTTCGGCTACTGCCTGACCGGCATCACCCGCGAGCACGCCCTGCTCTTCGTCTACGGCCCGGGCGGTAACGGCAAGGGCGTCCTGCTGGTCACCGTCGCCAGCATCCTCAGCAGCTACGCCACGACGGCCGCCATGGATACCTTCACCGTGTCCAAGGCCGACAAGCACCCGACCGACCTCGCCATGCTGCACGGGGCGCGGCTGGTGATGACCACCGAGACCGAGGAGGGCCACGCCTGGGCTGAGGCGCGCATCAAAGCGCTGACCGGTGGTGACCCGATCACAGCTCGCTTCATGCGGCGGGACTTCTTCACCTTCACCCCAGCCTTCAAGCTGACGGTGAGCGGCAACCACAAGCCGGCTCTGCGCAACGTCGACGATGCTGCGCGGCGGCGGTTCAACATCGTGCCCTTCCTGCACAAGCCCGCGGCGCCGGACCGGGATCTGCAGGATAAACTCCGGGCCGAGTGGCCGGGGATCCTGCGCTGGCTGATCGACGGCTGCCTGGCCTGGCAGCGGGAGGGCCTCAAGCAGCCCAAGGCCGTGCTGGACGCGACCGCGGAGTACTTCGCCGAGCAGGATCTCCTCGCCCAGTGGATCGAGGAGTGCTGCGAGAGGGGCAAGGGCCTCGGCGAGACGAGCAGTGTGCTCTTCGCGTCCTGGTGCACCTTTGCACAAGGCCGCGGCGAGGGCGGAGGCACGGCCAAGTGGTTCGGTACCACGCTCGGGCGCCAGGGTTTTCGGCGCGACAAGGACTGCACGCTGTTCCGTGGCCGCGGGTTCCTCGGACTGCGCGTGATCCCTGAGGAGGTCACCCGGCACTGGCAGGAGAAGGACGAATGACTGCTTGTTCGCGCCACTCAGCGACGCTGCGACGCTTGCGACGCGGTTCCCTGTTAGTGCGCCACACGCGCGCGCGTGTAGGCGGCCATACGGAATCCATGTCGCATGCGTCGCAGCGTCGCTGGGACTGCAGAGCATCCTTCAGCAACCAGGTTTTCGCAGGAGAATGGCCATGACTGAGCTCTCACCCGCGCTCGCCGCATTCCCGTCTTACAACCGCGCCCGCGTCTCCGAGCTGATTCCCTACGCTCGCAACGCACGCACGCACTCACCCGCGCAGGTGGCGCAGATCGCCGCTTCTATCCGCGAGTACGGCTGGACGAACCCGATCTTGGTCGACGGCGAGCGCGGCGTTATCGCCGGACACGGGCGCCTGCTCGCCGCGCGCCAGCTCGGCATGACCGAGGTGCCGACGCTGGAGCTCAGCCACCTCACCCCGGCCCAACGCCGCGCTTATGTTTTGGCCGACAACCGCTTGGCGCTCTCGGCTGGCTGGGATGAGGACCTGCTCCGGGTCGAACTAGCCGAGCTCGGCGCCGAGGGCTTCGACTTGGCTCTCACCGGCTTCGACGAGATGGAGATCGCCTCCTTCCTCACCGAGTCCACCTCGGGGCTGACGGACCCCGACGCAGTCCCCTCCCCGCCCGAGGTGCCGGTCTCCCGCCTGGGCGACGTCTGGCTACTCGGCCGCCACCGACTCGTCTGCGGCGACTGTACCGACCCTGCCGCCGTTGTGGCCGTGCTCGCCGGCGTGAGGCCGCACCTCATGGTCACGGACCCGCCCTATGGCGTCACGTACGACCCCGCTTGGCGCAACGAGGCGCTCGACGGCAGCAAGACCCAGCGCACGGGCAAGGTGCTCAACGACGACCGGGCGGACTGGACCCAGGCCTGGGCGCTGTTCATGGGCGATGTGGCCTATGTCTGGCACGGCGCCCTGCACGCCGGCACCGTAGCCGAGAGCCTGATCAAGTGCGGGTTCGACATCCGGGCGCAAGTGATCTGGGCCAAGGAGCGCCTGGTCCTCGGGCGGGGTCACTACCATTGGCAGCACGAGCCCTGCTGGTACGCGGTTCGCAGCGGCGCGAAGGGTCACTGGTCGGGCGACCGTAAGCAGACGACTCTCTGGTCCATCCCAAGCCGGGACCAGGACGCGGACACCGTCCACGGCACCCAGAAGCCGGTCGAGTGCATGCGCCGGCCGATCGAGAACAACTCCTCCCCCGGGCAGGCGGTCTACGAGCCTTTCTCCGGCTCCGGCACCACCCTCATTGCCGCCGAGATGAGCGGGCGCACCTGCCACGCGGTCGAGCTCTCCCCCGCCTACGTCGATGTGGCCGTGCTTCGCTGGCAGGCCTTCACCGGCCAGGAGGCGCGCCTGGAGGGGGATGGCGGGTCGTTCAACGCCATCGCCGCTCAGCGCGCCCTGGAGGCCTGACATGGTGCAAGGCTTCCCTTTCCAACCCACCGAGGAGCAGCGCCGGACCGTGCGGGTCATGGCAGGGTTCGGCATCCCGCAACCGGACATCGCCACGCTGCTCGAGATCGACCCCAAGACGCTCCGCGTGCACTTCCGCCGCGAGCTCGACCGCGGGTCAGTGGAGGCGACGGTCAAGGTCGCGCAGACGTTGTTTCAGATGGCGACCTCAGGTCAGAACACCGCGGCCTCGATCTTCTGGATGAAGGCGCGGGCCGGCTGGCGCGAGAAGCACCAGGTGGTGCTGTCGGCCAAGCCCACGGGCGAGATGAGTGACGCTGAGCTCGAGGAGGAGATCGCCAGGGCCAGGGCGGCAAGGCTCGTGCTCGACCGTGAGGCTCCGCCCGATGGAGAGTGATCCTGCTTGGGAGCTGGGGCAGCGCCGCGCCATCCGCCGCGACTTCGGCCTCTGGTGCGAGCACGCCCTCGCGCCCCAGGGCTTCGCACCGGCTGCCCACCACCGCCTGCTCATCCGCGAGCTGCAGGCCGTCGCTGATGGCGTGCACGACCGGCTGATGGTGTTCATGCCCCCGGGCTCCGCCAAGAGCACCTACGCGTCAGACCTCTTCCCGGCCTGGTTCCTCGCCCAGGGCCGCGACCGCCGGGTGATCGCCACCTCCAACACCGCTGACCTCGCGGG